ATAACAATAGTGAATTTGCACAAAATCCTTCCACATTCCCCCATTTATTTTATGCAACATGCACAAAAGCGGGAGAACGCGGAAGGATTCTTTACTTTGCACAAAATTTATAGGACGAGTTTGTGCAAGAATTGTTCATAGTTTGTTAACACATCGGCACTGCCGTTGTGGTATAATAGTGGTGGAAGATAATACACCTACTATAGAAAGGATACCACATATTATGAAAACTGTCAAGCTGTCTGCCGAAAACATGCGCCGGTTGTATGAGGGTTACAAGGTCGTCACCGGTAGGTACACTTATTGGTCCCGTGTCGATGCCGTTACCGGTGCAATCCGCTTTTATCGACAGAACACGAATTTGCACAATGCGGGTCTTAATGATGAAATTGAGGGGGTAAAGTTAGCATGACGCTTCGTGAGTATCACAAGTACACATTAGGCACATCCGACCACTTGACGAAATGCCGGGTGTTGTGGGGCGGCGCTGAACTGTTTAACGACTATTTCAGCCGTTTGTCGAAGCATGCGCAGGATATCGTTATTCGCGCCGCCCGTTATGACAAGGAACATGATGTGTTGACTGCGTATACAACATGGAACGGGTATGACGACTATCGGCACGAAGAAAAACGCAGACAGCATCGTGAAGACCGGTATAATAAATACGGTCCGAAATGTAAAAGGGGTTATTGATATGAATATGGTTTATTTATATGTTATCAGCAGCGGCCGCGTGGTAGCCAGTAGTTGCATGTACACGGACCCGCGCAGAGTGAGAGGGTTTTATGAATGCATTCGCGCAGCCGCGCCGAACAGCGCTGATTGCGTATTGACCGAAGTCAAAGATGGTTTTAGAATTGAGGTGTACTTGTAATGCAGGCCGCATTTTATATTTTGGCGTGGATGTTTGTAAGCCTTGTCGTCGCAATTGCGGTCGTGGCGGCCGCCGGTTTTTTGATTATGGTCGTTGAGACGATTATTGCTATTGTGAGAGGAGATGGCGAGTGATGGCACGAAGTACGGAACACCTGCCTAAATATCAACCGCAGGATTGGAGCTATTACAGCCCGGGCACGACAGACCCGACGAAGCTTACAAAAGAGGAGCTTGTAAAGGTCATTAACAAGGCCGCGAAGGCTGCAAATCAGCGTTTGCGCAGTCTGGAAAAGGCCGGTCAAGCCCCCGCGTCTGGCGCTTATAAATATGCAAAGTCGCAGCGCCCGCAGAATTTTCCACGTTTTAAAGAGCGGGTCAAGCCGACCGACGACCAGATGACGTTGCGTCACATGTATATGCAGCTGCGAAATTTTATGACCATGAAAACGTCCACGCCGACCGGTGTCCGGGCGCAGCAGACAAAAGGCTATGAAACGGCAAAAGCAAAGGGTTTCACCGGTTCGCCAGATGACTGGTCAAACAATGTAAAAAGGTTTTTCGCGGCGGTACAAGAGGGCTTGCTATCGTCGGATGTCGCGTATAGCGCTATCGTTGAAGGGAATACAGACGTGCTTAATGAACAGCTTGAATTTTGGCGAGAACAAGCCGAAAAACCGACGCGGGGTGAGTCCTTGTTGGATTACATGGACAGGCTGGAGAGAGAGGGCAAGTTATAATGAGGATGTCGCAGGGCGTGGAAGTAAGCGAAAACACAAAAGAATATCTGCCCCGTCTTGTGTGTCCGAAGACTGTTAAAAAGTCCAGCAAGCAGTTTGCGACCAAATATCTGGACGTTACAGCCACTTTCGACATTGAAACCACGAACAGCGACACCGATGGATTTGCATATAGTTGGCAGACCTGTATCGGCGGCGAAGTCATTGTGCCCCGCTATTTTGAGGGCTGGGTCGAAATGCTGGAAATACTGGTCGATAAGTGGCATATCAGCAGCAAACAGAGAATGGTGCTGTATGTACACAATTTGGGATATGAGCACCAGTATATCGTGCAGCTTTTGTCTGCGCGCTGGGGGCTGGCCGATAGTCTGTATACCAAAAGTCGCAAGCCGTTGTATCTGCGCTTTGATAATGGTATCGAGTTTCGGGACAGTTTTAAACTTTTTCAGAAGTCGCTGGCCCGTACAACGGAAGGCTGCACGCATGAAAAGCTAGCCGGTGATTTAGACTATAGTGTGTATCGTACTCCCGACACTCCACTCAATGATACAGAGTTTGCCTATTGCGTGAATGATGTGCTAGGTCTGTACGAAGCAATTGAGCGGCTCAAAAAGGAGCACGGCTACAATCAGGCCACCATACCGTATACTAATACCGGCATGGTCATCGAAGCCGTGCGGAAGGAGATACTGCCGGACCGAAAGTGTATGAATGCTATTGCAGCGCTCAAGCTTGACCGCGACCAGATGCGGCTTGCATATAACTGCATGGCAGGCGGTGATACCCACGGTACGCGCTGGCGGGCCGGCCGCGTGTATCACAATTGTAATAGCTATGATTTTAAATCGGCGCATCCATCGCAGCAATTGCTTTGGAAGTTTCCGGCGGGGGAACCCATCACAATGCCCGCCGACCTTCCGGAAAGCCGCCTGCGGGGGCTTATCAAATTAGGGTATGGGTGGATAGGCAAGCTGCTTATCGTCAATCCGCAGATAAAGCCGGAGTGCCCGGACCCTTGTATCAGTTTTAGTAAGTGCCCCGATGTCCGGGGTTTGACAGAGCTCGATAATGGTCGTGTGCTGGGCGCGGATGCATTGTTTGTCTATGCTGACAGCAATGATTATCAGCGTATTACCGACGGATATACATATGATAAAATTGTCGCGGTGGAGTCCGTGGCTTTTCGGCTCGATTATCTGCCGAAAAGCTTTCGCCGCACCATTTACGAGAAGTTCCGCGTTAAGGAGAGCGAAAAAGGGTCCCCTGATTATATGTTTGCAAAAATTTGCGTTAATACGATTTTTGGAGCTTGCGCACAAAAGACAATTCGGGACGAGTTTGCTTGTGACCCGGATACCATGGAGTGCAGCCACACGGCATGGCAGAAAACATTGTCCGATAAATCGGACGAAGATATCAGCAAATCGCAGGACAAGAAATTCCCCTTTTTATGGGGGCTTTGGACGTCCAGCATGTCCCGTTACAAGCTCTGGGAAATGCTTAAGCGCGTGGGATGGGAGAAGGTCATATATTGGGATACCGACTCTTGCAAGTATGAGGGCGAGAAGCAAGCATCCATGGATGATTACAATGCCGTCATCCGGGCGCAGTGCGAAGCGCGGCGCTGCGTCGTCGAGAAAAAGGACGGCACGAAGGTGTATATCGGAGTCGCCGAAGATGAACACCCCGCCGACCGTTACGGCATGTTACAGTTTAAATTTTTGCATGCGAAGTGCTATGCGTGTGTCGATGCCGACGGCACGATTGAAAGCACCATTGCGGGAGTCAACAAAAAAGCTGGTGTCAAGGCTCTTGACGGCAGTATTGATAACTTGCGCGATGACCTGTTGATATCCCCCGCAGGTGGCCAGTGTCTTGCCTATCATGATGAACCGATACGCACCCGAACGGACTTTGCAAAGCCCACTGTTTCCGCGTCATGGGTCGTCATGACTGACCGTGAGTATCGGGTATCGGACGAGCGCAGTCTTTCGATGGAATGCGAGATATCGGTTTAACGATTTCACAAATTGTTCATAGTTTGTTAACACATCGTGACGGGGAATGTGGTATTATATAATCACAGAAAGGAACAAACCAATACAGACGGACAGAAAGGACAAAACCATGAAAAAGTACAGAGTATATGTTTACAACAATGAAGAAAGGAAAACATTATGAAACTGACAGGCTATTACATGACCGCTGTTACCAAATTCGCGGACGGTATCAAGACTATCATCGTCTTCGGTGTCCGCACCCGTGAAGAACTGGTGAAAGCACTGAACGCCGCACACCCCGACCAAAAATACAAGCTGTACGATTTCAGCAGAGAAAAGTTTACGCTTGAAATGGCGGTCAATGAGTCCACCGACCCCGGCTATCTGGCCGACCGTCTGGACATTCCGCAGGTCGATGAGGTGTTGTAATATGGCAAGTATCATGAAGGTTGAAATCTGGGAAGATATCGCGGGGAACGTCATCGGGCTTGTGTTCGACCCTGCAGGGCAGCTGACGAACGCGGTGCAGAATTTGGGAGCCCAGCAGCCCCTGCCCCGTCCCGCGCTGGTGGAAGCAGCACGGCAGGCTTTCCCGTTCGCTCCTGCATACGACCCGCACGAGTTCGGGGAGCGGTCACTTAATGACCTGTACGCCTACCTGAAAGCGTACAATCACCACATCGCGGATATCTTCCCGGAAGCGCCGACCGCGCTTTACCCGGAACGCGCGACCCCCGCAGGGCTGCAGTTCCTTATCCGCTGGTGCTTCTGAGAGCATCAAAAGTAACAGAAAAGAGGTAATTATTATGGCATTCGCAAAGAAAACCAACTCCAACTCCACCGCTGACCTGCCCCGCGTGTCCGTTGACATGCTCCATAACCTGCACGCTGTTGTGCGCAACGTTCGGCAGGTCGCCGACAATTGTCTGACCTTTACGCTGCGGTTGTACGGTATCGACCTGTACAATATGCGGCTGGTCGAGAGTGCTAAGGGCACGTTTATCAGCGCCAACGCGCAGAAGGGCAAGGACGGCAAGTACTACGACAATTTCCGCGTCTATCTGGCCGACGACGCGAAGGACGCTGTCGAACAGGCCGTCCGTACCGCGTTTGAAGACGGTAAGTCCGAAGTTGAGGTGTAAATATGAGCAAGCGCAACAAGGATATTGCGCTTGACCTATACACGGGCGATGGCTGGGTGAACATACCGGCCATCGCCGCTTTAGGTTGCTGGTGCAATATCATTATTGGCAAACGTCAAGTTGGTAAAACGTTCGGGACACTCAAATACATGCTTGACGAAAACAAGTATTTTCTTTATATGCGTCGCACCGTGAACGAATTGCAGGCCGTGGCTGCTGACCCTGATTTAAACCCTTTTAACGCGCTGAAAAAAGTAGGCTATGATATCGGCATCCAAAAAGCTGGTAAAATCAGCTATGCTATCGGACCGTGTGAGTATTTGGAAAACGGCGACTTTGCCATCCCGAAGAAATGTGCAATCGGTATGGCACTGCCGTCCATCGCCGGTATCCGTGGCTTTAACGGCAGCGCGTTTACTGATTTAGTGTTTGACGAGTTTATCCCGGAGCGTATCATTGCGAAACGCAAGGCAGAGGGCGAAGCGCTGTTGAACGCTTATGTGACCGTATGCGGAAACCGTGAACTTGAAGGGCAGCCCCCTTTGCGCATGTGGCTGCTGGCAAATGCCTTTGACATCTCAAGTCCTATTTTGGAACAGCTGGGGTGTACTGATATCGTGGCCCGCATGTCCCGCAGCGGCCGCGAGTGGTGCATGACTGACAGCGGGGTGTTTATCGCAATGCCGCATAGTGATAAGGTGTCTGATAAGCGTAAGCAGACCGCGCTTATGAAACATCTGGCTGGGAAGGGCGATTTTTACAAAATGGCAATGGAAAACCAGTTTGTATACAACAATTTGGAAAACGTCGTGCCCCGTACGCTGAAGGGCATGGTCCCGTTGTTTGCCTATGACGGCATGTATTGTTACCAGATGAATGCCACGCATTATTATGTGTGTGAGAGCCCGCACCCCGCACATGAGCGGTACGGCGCAAGTCGGCAGGCCGCTGTCAATCTGCAGATAGCCCGTCCTGAGTTTCGCCCGATGGTCATGCTGGGGCAGGTAGACTTTGCAAGTGTGCCGTGTCTGCTCAAGACACAAACATATCTTGACATAAAAGATAAATGATGCTAAGATAGAAGTGCGGGGGAGCCGCACAAAAGGAACACCCCGGAAGGGTGCGCGGCTGGCTTTTCCTTTTCCATGCCCCCGCGTTTCTGAGTGTTCCGGCAGGCGCATACCGAATGAACGGGTTTCCAAGAGGTCAATAGTAGTCGGAGCATTCAGAAACAAGAAAGGGGGTGAATTCATGGTAAAGGTATATTACATGAGTGTTGACGGCAATATCCGGCTGTCTGAGCATTTCCGGCTTTCCGAATTTCAGTGCAAGGATGGGCAGGATTTTGTGGCAGTTGATTCCCGTCTTGTGGAACTGCTGGAAAACATCCGCAAGGTGTGCGGCGACGCCGTGCACATCAACAGCGGGTTCCGCACTGCAAGCTGGAACCGGCAGCAGAAAGGCAGCGCCCCCCGCAGCAAGCATCTTTATGGGCTGGCGGCTGATATCTGGGTAGGCCACTATGATAAAAACCGCCAGCCCGTCCGCACAAAGGCCCCCGCCGAAGTCGCTGCAATCGCTGAAATCTTTTTAGGCAGTTCGGGCGGCATCGGCATATATAACACGTTTACCCACGTCGATGTTAGAACCGGTTCGAGCCGGTGGAAAGGATGATTGTATGAATATCAACGATATTTTGGCTCTGGGCAAGATGGGATTCACGGCACAGCAGGTGCAGCAGATGCTTTCTTTGGAACGCGCACAGCAGGGCCAGCCCATCACGGCCCCGGCACAGAGCGCGGCACCCGCTTCTGCTCCTGCCGCACAGCAGCCTGTGACCCCCGACCCTATGGCGGCAATGGCGCAGCAGCTTGCAGACCTGACCGCCGCCATCAACGCTAAAAGCGTTCCGACCGCTGGCACTGTGGGCAATCCCGCCCCCGTTACCAGTGTGGAAGATATCATTCTGGGACTTGTGCAGCCTGCAGAAGCACCCGCAAGCCCCGACTTTAACGCCGTAAAGTAACACGGCAGAAAGGAGCAACAAATGGCAAAATCCCGCACAAACATGCCTGAACTGAAAGGCATGTCGGTTTTTCGTCCGACCGATATCTATACCATTGCCAATGCACTGGTAAAGGAAGTGACCGGGCAAACCGCCACCATTCAGGCTATCAACACGGCGAGTTTCATTCAGGTCGGGCAGATGTGCCTTGACCAGAGCGTGGAAGGGACCCTGCAGGCTCTTTCCAGCATGATTGCACGAACCGTGATTTCCAGCCGCTCCTATGCGGGCCGGTTTACCAGCATCGAGACCGACCGGCAGGAGTGGGGCCTGTTCGTCCGTGAAATCGCTTTCTTCTCTGGCGATTTTGACGAAAGTAAGTTCATCAACACCGCGCAGAATAACGACATTCTGGTGGACGGCAACAGCGTTGATATGTACAAAATCAAGAAACGCTATCCGCTTGAGATGTTCTACGGCGGGCAGAAGGTGCTGAACCAGCGCTACACCACGTTCCGGAACCAGCTCAAGACCGCATTCACCAATGAGAGCGAGTTCAGCGCGTTCCTTGCTGCGATGACCACCGAAATCGCTAACGACATTGCGCGGTGGAAAACCGCAGAGAATCGCGCACAGGTCATCAACTTTATGGGCGCGCTGTACAACTCTGACCATGACGAATGTCATGTGAACCTGACCAAAGCATTTAACACGGCCCGTGGTACGACCTACACCACGCATGACCTGCTGACCACCCATCTGCAGGAATTCCTTTCCTTTTTCGTTTCGTGGCTGGAAACCACCAGCAGCCTGATGGAGAACAGCAGCACGCTGTACCACCAGACCCCCGTTTGCACCGACGACGGCGGCAATACGCTGCACCTGCTGCGTCACACTCCTAAGAGCGAGCAGAAACTTTTGCTGTATCAGCCCCTTATCAACGACGCGCGCAGCTGGGTCTATCCTGCCATCTTTGGCCCCGGCTATCTGAGTTTCGGCAACTACGAAGGTGTCGATTTCTGGCAAAACATCAACGACAAACCGGCCATCTCCTGCATTCCGTCGCAGTTCGACGTTAACACCGGCAAACAGGTGACGGGCGGCGCGGTCGCCCTGCCCTATGTCGTGGGCCTGCTGTATGACCGCAAAGCTATGGCGACCACCTACTATCAGGATAGCGTTTACACTACCCCGTTCAATATTTCCGGCGAATACTACAACACGGAGCATCACTGGAGGATGAACTATACGCAGAACCCCACTCAGAACGCAATCCTGATGTTCATGTCCGACGAACCGTAAAGGTTCTATCATTAACCCCGGCAAACTGAATGTACAGGGGGCGGCTAACCCCGCCCCCTGTTTTATTTTATAGGAAAGTGAGGTATATTCATGGCAGACCATAACGAAGGTATCGAGCATGGCTACCATGCGCACTTAGGCAAGGTATCCAAAAAGGTAAACTCGACAAAGCAAATCCCCCTTTCGGAGTTGCCAGACAAGTTCCCGTTTTACATGAAACGCGCCTGCAGCATGGAAGCGCCTGTCTTTTATGTCCGGTACAACAGCCTGAACATCTCCCCGCAGTGGAATTATTGCTATATTGAGGAGACTCACGCTTACTACTGGATTGAGGATATCACCGCTCTTAATGCCAACAACTGGCAATTCTCTTGCGCTATTGACCCGCTGGCGACGTTTGCGGACTCCATTAAAAAGACAAAAGCATACATCCTGTACGGTCACAACGACTTCGATGCATCGGGAGCAAGCTATCGCATTCAGGACAGCCGTCAGAATGTGGCACAGCGCCCAACTATCTCCACGGCATCGGCTGACATCACCATTAACTCCATCGACACCAAAGATGGAGTATATATCATGTCGGCCGTCGGCGCTAAAGGTGGTGTCGCGACCTATGTTATGGACCGCGACGCGGTGAAATCACTGCTTGACGCTATTCAGCAACAATTGGATATCGACTTTAGCACAATGATTACACAGCCGCAGACCAAAACAACCGTCGTCGCGCAGGAAGGCACGCTGCCGGGCGTTGCGGGCGGTGCATACGCCGGAAGCCAGCAAGTGACCGAAACATATACACAAGCAAGCACGGTCACTGACGAGGCAATTAAGTATTTTGCTAAAAACTATGTATACGGCGGCGCGGCGGTGGATTGTATCCGGTCCTGCATCTGGTTGCCGTTGCGAAAGTCTATTATCCCGGGGTCGTCACAGTCTATCACGCTAGGCCAGTACGACACGGGAGTGCAGGGGGCTGTTATCCGAAATGAGACCAGTACTAAAAGAACTACTTACATCCCCATCCCGTGGCCGGTATCCGACTGGAAACGTATGAATTGCCAAATGCTATTGTATCTGCCTTTTGTCGGTACTGTGTCTATCCCGGTCGATAAGGTAAACAACGCCGACACTTTGACGGTGACATGGGCTGTATCCTTTTTGGATGGTAATGTATCGGTAAAGGTCGACGCCGGAGACTATACATGTTATGTCGGCAGCGCCAACATCGCCAGTCAATACGCTATCGGCAGCAGCAATATCAGCTTGACCGGCAATCAGGCCGCAGCGACAATCGGTGCTATTGGAATCGGCCTGCAGGTAGGCGGCGGCTTGCTGAGTTCGTCGGCGTCGCAGTCCGCGACGACGTTTATGGGTCTGCCCATTGGTGGAGACTACGGCGCAGGTCTGCGGCAGTCCCGTGCCGATAAGGGAGCCGCGCTGTCCAGTCTGGGAAGCAGTGTCATGCAGCTTATCCCCCCGGTTGCGCAGTGCGCGGGCAGCATGACGGGGAACGCCGCGACGAAGCAGTCCATGCTTGCTACGCTGACACTTTTGTATTACCCGCCCACGGACGACACGAATTTCCAAAGCATGTACGGACACCCCGTGATGAAAATTGACACCCCCGCCGCAGGATACTGCCAAACGCGCGGTTTTTCCGTCGCTGCACCTATGGCGACCAGCGCAGAAACCGCTTACATCAATGCCGCCATGGACGGCGGTGTGTTTATCGAATAAGGAAAGAAAGGTGTTATCATGTATCAGTGCTACAATGGAAGTTACGACATGCAGGCATGCGGTGGGTTTCGCCCCCCGTCTTTGAGCACGGACGTCCTCAACTACTGGGAAAGGTCGTTCTTTCAGCGCATGCGTGCTCTTTATAAGATTCACGGCCTGCCGGAAGCAGGCCCCGGGCAAATTGGCTGGGACTATGACGCATTTCTTTACCAGCTGTTGCGCATGGGGTATGCCGTTGTGTTCAACTCCAAGACCTACGGTATTGTTGTGCAGCCGGGTGCGCCTACGGGCTTCGGTTTGCAGTTCCAGCCGCGCGGCATGATGGTGCAGACCCCGTTTTTTCAGTTTGACAGACCGCTTGAAATCGGCACGGAATGTGCCGTTATCAAGCTGACCCCCGACTATCGCGGGGTCTGGGATATCATTGAAAAATACGCCGTCGAAATGCAGCAGATTGAGGTGTCTATCCGGCAGGCCGTTGTAAACAGCCGCTTTGCTTATGCTGCTATTGCCAAAGACGACAAAGACCGTCGCACACTTGAAACCATTTTTGAACAGCTGGAAAACGGCAAACCCGCCATCGTAGTAAACGGGCAGCTGCAAAAACCTGCCATGAACAAGACCGATGCACAGTATCAGTTGCCTATCATGCAGTTCGACCGTGATTTGTCGAAAAACTTTATCCTGCCTGACCTGTACGACCTGAGACGCAAGACGCTGCAGGACTTTTATCGCGAACTGGGTATCCGGGTGCAACCTGATAAGAAAGAACGGCTTGTAACGAATGAAAGCGCCAGCGCAGACGCCGAAACATACAATCGCCGGGAAGTCTGGAAAATTTCTCTTGACAAATCGGTTAAAATGTGCAATGCTATGTATGGAACCAATATCAGCATTGAAATCAACGAACCGCCAGAGCTGAGAGAAGGGGGCGCAGAAGATGCCAATGTACTGGGGGAGCATGACGAACCAAAACAGCACGAACCAAAACAGTGATGCACTAGACCGGGCGTGCAAGCTGCTTTGCGATATCCCGGAAGGTTTGTTCCGTGATTTCAGCGTGCCTGTCGGCATGAACCGCGAACTGGCCATCCACATCATCATGCGTGAGCATGGTCTTTCGCCGCTGTACCGCCCTGACCCGTATTGGATGGTGGATGCCATTAAGTATTGGTGCATGGAGAGCATGCCCATATGGGAAAAGCTCTACAGCACCACGCAGCTGAAATACAACCCCATCTGGAACACGGACGTGCAGGAAAGAACTACCGATGTTCGCACCACGGACCGCGACACCACGCAGGACAGAACAGCCATCAATCGCGGCAAGAGTGGGCAGACCGTGGGACAGGTGACGACCGGAGACTATCACGAAACCGGTAGCACCGAACTGCACGACGAAACCGCAGGCACAGGGCGCACGGAAACCGAAGGAAAGTCTGTGACGGATGATACCAGCACCACCACTACCGTCAACAAAACGGACGTTGCAGGCACGGACAAAAAGACCACGGAAAGCACGAAGAATCTTGACCAGACTGTGACCCGCGATATTTCCCCTGAAAACGCCCCGGACTATCAGCCCGACGACCAGACACACACCGTGGCAGAAGAAACCTTTAAGAGCACCGAAAACGGTGAGCATAAAGAGACCACCGACTTCGCGGGAAACTCCACCACAATAGCCAATTCCACCACCGTAACCACCGGAACATCGGACACGGAGACCCACGGGCACGAAGACCAGACCACCGGGAGCCAGACGGACGGCACGACCAAAGGCACGACCGACACGAAAACACAGGCCCACGATATCCGGCATGAGGACGCAAAAGAGGTCGGAAAAGAAAAAGTCACAGACACATATAATCATGGCTGGGTCAAACAGGGCAATATCGGTGTTACCACCACCCAACATATGATTGATGCAGAGCGCGAAACCGTGCTGTTTGACGTGTACATGGCAATTGCCAACGACTACCATGCAAAGTTTTGTCTGGATGTGTATTAAGGGGGTGACAACGTGGATGCCCTTATCGCCGCCGTCATATCTGGCGTCGTTACTCTGGCTGGCGTGCTTATTGCGAATAGCAAAGCGCAGGCGGTGACAGACGTCAAAATTGAAGAACTTACCCGCGAAGTTCGAAAGCACAACAGCTTTGCCGAAAAAATCCCCGTTATTGAGGAACAAATCAAAGTCGCAAATCATCGCATCGATGATTTAGAACATATCAACCAACTGAAAGGAGCATAACCATGAATGACCTTCACATTTCCGCAGGCACTATTGCACGCACCCTTGTCCTTGTTCTGGCTATCGTCAACCAGATTTTGAGCGCGTGCGGCAAAAGCCCCCTGCCGATTGAGTCGGAAACGCTGGAACAGCTGGTAACGGCCGGTTTTACCACCGTCGCAGCCCTGATTGCGTGGTGGAAGAATAACAGCTTTACCACGAACGCGCTCAAAGCCGACGCACTGCTTGCGCAGCTGAATGGCAAACACTAACGGAACAGACCCCGGCGAAAGCCGGGGATTTTATGAACGGAACAGACCCCGGCGAAAGCCGGGGATTTTATGAAAGGAGTAATTGCAATGGCCGATGAAAAGAATACCGATATCAGCACGCCTTTTATCTTTCAGACGTCGCCGCCTTACGCGGCACCGGGCGACCATTACCAGTACGACCTGTATTGGCTGGTGAACCAGCTTAAGCAGGCCCTTACCAATACGGAAACTTTGCGTCTACATGATATCGGACAGGATACCCGCCTTGACGGTCTGGATGTTCTGACCGCGCAGCTGAAAGACGCGACCGACCAGCTTTTTGCAAAACTGAAAGCAGGCGACTTTACCAAAGACACCTTTGTGGAGTGGGTCAACACCAATATGACCGGAATCATTTATCAGATGGTGCGGTTTGTGTTCTTTGGCCTTGACGACGACGGGCACTTTGTGGCCTATGTCCCGGCGTCGTGGGAATTCCTTCACTTCGACACGCTGCTTGACCCCGACAAGCCCGGTTTCGGCCACCTTGTCGTTTACTACTGATACCGAAAGGAGTAATTAACATGGCAAACTGCAATTGCAACGATTTCCCCATCGCCTGCGCCCCTCATGCGCCGGGAGGTGACTGCCATCATCACCATGGATGCCCGCCGCACCCGTGCCCCCCGCCGGACTATAAGGGCGGCACCAGCATGTACATCGGCGCGCGCTATGTCCCCATCTTCGCGGACCCCGTGGAGTGGGACAACGAGCGGGAGTACGAACCCCTGACCATTGTTGTGTACAACGGCGACATGTACACCAGCAAGTGCTATGTGCCGAAGGGTGCGGCACTCCCGGAGTACCCCGAAAACCAGACGAAATACTGGGTCCGCACCGCTGACTACAACTATCAGTTCGCCGACCTCAAAAAGACCGTGAACGACCTGTCCCGGCTGGTCGAACAGTTCCAGAAAGACAATCAGACCTTCACGGACCTTATCAACGGCTGGAACGAACAGGTGAAGCAGTGGGAAGCTAAGATGGACGAGTGGCAGACCACCGTTGACGGCGTGACTGCCGCCGTCGCTGACCTCACCGCAAAGCTCAACAAGGAAATCGACCGGGCGAAGGCAGCGGAACAGGCAAACGCCGCTGCTATTGCGCAGGAGACCACCGACCGCAAGCAGGCTATTTCTGAGATTGACGCGGCCTATAAGGCGGCAGACGCCGCCGAAAAAGAAGCCCGCGAAGCCGCCGATACCGCGTTGGGTGAGCGCATCGACGCCGAAGCCGAAGCCCGCGAAGCCGGCGACAACGCAGTAAAAGCACTTGTCGAGCAGGAGCAGACCCGGGCAGAAGGCGAAGAAGAAGCCATTCGTCACGAGTTTGCTACCGCTGATACGGCGCTGAGTAACCGCATCACCGCCAACAAGACCGACATCGATGCTCTGAAAGCCGAACAGACCGTCCAGAACACCAATATCAGCAACAACGCCAAAAACATTTCTGACAATGCGGCCGAAATCGCAAAGCATGCTGCACGCCTGACCAGCCTTGAAAGTAATGCATCTGACTGGGACGACGTCTTCCCCGACACGACCATTGCACAGGAAGTGCAGAAGGAAGAACTTGCCCGCGCCAACGCGGATACTGCCCTGAGCGGGCGTATCGACGCGCAGGCGTCGGACATCGAAGAACTGCGCGACGCGGTCAATCACAAGGTGGACCAGACCATTTACACCGCTGACCAGGCCGCACAGGATGCCAAAATTAAGACCAACGCGGATGCCATCGCAGCTATGGATACCGCGTACAAGACGGCGGACGCCGCACTTAACGCCAGCATTACCGCTGAGACCGACCGCGCGACCGACCGGGAGAACGAAATCGAGACCGGGTACAAGAAAGCCGTCAACGACCTTAAAACCGAAGTGACCGGCGATTTTGTCACCAAAACCGTGTACGACGCAGGGCAGGCCGCACAGGATGCCAAAATTAAGACCAACGCGGATGCCATCGCAGCTATGGATACCGCGTACAAGACGGCGGACGCCGCACTTAACGCCAGCATTACCGCTGAGACCGACCGCGCGACCGACCGGGAGAACGAAATCGAGACCGGGTACAAGAAAGCCGTCAACGACCTTAAAACCGAAGTGACCGGCGATTTTGTCACCAAAACCGTGTACGACGCAGGGCAGGCCGCACAGGATGCAAAAATCGCCGAAGCAAAGGCCGCAGCTGATAAGGCAAATACCAATATCGGGGACTGGGAAACCGACCACCCGAACCAGACAATCAGCCAGTGTGCGACCAGTCTTGAAAACGAGACCGCCGCGAATGCCGCCAAGACTGACGCGAACGCTGCTATCATCGGCGACTGGAACACGGAGCACCCGGGCAAGACTATTGCGCAGGAAGCTACCCGCCTGAATGGTGCTATCCCTGACGTGAGCGGGTTCGTCACTGAAACGACCTACAATGCCGGACAGGAGGCGCAGGATGCTAAAATCACTGCCGAACAGTCCGCGCGTGAAGCTGCAGATACAGCTCTGGGTGAGCGTATCGACGCCGAGAAGAACCGTGCAAGCCGCCGCGAAGATGACATTGAAGCTGCTTTCAGCGGCGATATCGGCAACTGGAGTGCGTCTTATCCTAATAGCACCATCACAGACGAAGTAACGGCGCTGAAAACAAGGCATTATGCGACGTTGGAAGACCTGTTAAAATACGAACATCTGCGGTTTATCCCCTACAGTTCGACAGTGGTTTGTTCAACTGAAGATAACACAAAAACTACGGTGACTTACACGAACCCGACTGTAGAAGCTTATGTTCCTGCGAACGTCACATGCGACGAGTATGTCTTTGGGCCGAGCGCAGGTGGTAATTTCAGCTATATACTGGCAGTCGCCACTGCGTCAACCAAAACAGTAGAAATTTTACATCCAACGGCAAGTAATGTAACTTTCACCGCATCTTTCGACCCATCTACTCAACGTATCGGTTTAGTACTTCAGGAGACTTTTGTTACCGAGGTATACGGAAGGAAATTAGATTTTGCTATTCCTATGCTGGTAACAAAAATCTAATATCATCTTGCACAAACTCGTCCTATAAATTTTGTGCAAAGTAAAGAATCCTTCCGCGTTCTCCCGCTTTTGTGCATGTTGCATAAAATAAATGGGGGAATGTGGAAGGATTTTGTGCAAATTCACTATTGTTAT